GGGTAGGTGGTGAACCCGCGCGGCTTGCCGACGCCATCTCCCGTGACAAAGGCGGTGTTTTCCGTCAAGGAGAATTCTTCGACGTTCTTGGCCTGCAGCCATGCCTCGATATCGAGATACGAATCCTCGATTTGCTCATTGGTCACGAGCAGCTGCGATTCCATCTTGTGCGCCACGATGGACTTCTGACCCAGCTGCGGCGTGGTGGTAGCGCCACCGGAGGCGCCCTGACCGATCCAGCGCGCGCCGGAACGCTGATCGTCGATCAGGATATCAATTGACGCCGAACCCATGGGGATGACGTTCGCAAGGCGGCGCATCGGGGAGGTTTCGTTGATCTTGGTGATCACGAAGTTTGCCAGCGCCGGGCGAACCAGGAAGCCGCCATCGGGCTGGCTGTCGGTGCGCATCGCGCGGATTTCGAGACCCTCGACGCCAAGATTTACGCCGGAAGGCACGATGCCCTTGCGCATGTATCCGTCGAGTTCTTTCTTGCCCATATCCTTCTGTTCCGCCGGGGCATCCATGCGGGAGGCAGCGGCTTCCAGCTTGGCTTGCTTGGCTTCCAGATCGGCCAGCTTGGCCGTCAGGTCGCCGGTCATCTTGTTGAACTTGGTTTCGTCGATCACGTCGCGGGACTTCAGGCCGTCCACATCGGACCGCAGGGCGGTAAACGTGGTGGCGATATCCTCGACCTGTTTCTTGATTTCCAGATCGCTCATCTGGTCATCCTTTCATGGCTGTGTGGAGATGCTTAATCGCTTCGATCAGACCAGCATCCCGCAGGCCGTCATCAGGATTTCCGGCGCCATCATCCCGATGGCCCAGATAGCCTTTCCCTTGCGCCGCGATGGCCTTTGCTGCCTTGCGCGACAATCCGCAGTCGATCAGGGCGCGCTCAAGGTCGCGCTCCGTCTCGATTGATTTCAGTGACGCCCCTGCCATCTCATTGGCTGGGAAGGTGACAATACTTGTCTCCCAAAGCTCAACCTCTTTGAGGTAGCGGTTGCCGTCACGATACTCGCTGTCCTTGGTCCGATAGCCGATGCTCAAGCCGTCGATTGCGCCAGCGGCCATAAGCTCGATTGCCTCACGCCCGCGCTCCACGCCTGGCAGGATCCGGCCTTTGACAAACAGGCCCCGCGCATCCTCCCTGACCTCATCCCAGACGCCAATGGGCTGATCCGGGTTGTGCTGCCAGAGCATCTTGACCTTGCGCCCGTTGTTTCCGACCGAGGCGAAAGCCCCAGGCATGATGATGTCTCCGTATGTGTCGACATTGCCGAAAACCGCGCCATAGCCCTCAACAGCGCCGGTCGCTGCATCGGCCTTCCACTCGGTCGCAAAATTCTTCCGCTCGAACTGCATGGGCGCCCTCATTTTGCAATGGTATAACATAACACGTCTCATGGCGCAATCATCCGCGCAGCACGGCGATAGGTGAGTGCACATCGGCAATTTACGCACTGATAAACCGGCGCAGACTGATCGCCGGGGAACTGCATCGGATCAAAGCCGCCCCACTTGTTTGGCACCTGAAACGGTTCGTCCAGCGCGACCGATACGCCATTCATCTTGCGGTGATTGGCCTGATCCACCTTGCCATCAGCCTCGCCAAAGTCCCGCGTGCGATGATCGTATGCGCTGTTCCACGTCTTCACGAGCGGGAACGGCGCCCGCTTGGCGGTCTGGATGCTTGCGAATTGTGCCGCGCTATGGGTCTCGGTCCGTGCGATGATTGCAGCCCTGCGCCGTGATAGCGCCGGGATCGTCTCGCGCAACTCCACAGCAATCGTGGCGATACTCTTGCCATCACGCAGGCCGATGGAGACGGCGTCAATGATCTGCAGCCGCGTGGTCTCCATGATGTTCGCAATGGCCTGCGCGCCCCATGTCTGGATGTATTCCTCAACAAACAGTTGCCAGAGGTCCAGATCATCGGCCTTGACGTCCAGAATCCCGATCTGGCGGCGCGTCTCTCTGGCGCCTGACTTGACGGATCGCCACCACACGCCCCCCAGAACGCGCGCAAACGCCTGTGCCGCATATTCCGGCGGCTTGGCGTCACCGACCAGCAGATAGCGCTCCAGCGCGGCGCTGGATGCGTCACGCAGGGACTTGGCGATGAGGATTTCAGCGCGGGTTCTGCTGGCCATTTCCATAAGCCTTAGCCGCCGCATCCTCTGCGTCTGCGCTGTCATCATCTTCGGTGGTCAGCGGAGAATACCCAATTTCGTCGCGGGCCTCATCCATGGTGATGATGCCTTGACCCAGCGCCTTCATCACGCGGTCAAACTTTCGGTTGCGCACGGCTTCCAGCGCCGGGATGTCATCCATATCGATACACAGCGTCAGATCATCGCCCCACGCTGGAAGCAGCCATGCGCCGAAAGCCTCGAGCCACTCGTTTGCCAGCGGGATCACGGTGTCGATGTAAAAGCGCTCCTTGGCCATTTCCATGTTGGCAAAGGTGGCGGCCTCATTGTCGATCAGCGGCAAGGGAACACCATAGACGCCAGCGATCAGCTTTTTCGCCTCGGTCATGCTGTTGCCGAAATCCATGTCGAGTGGGGATAGGCTGGTCTGCTTCCATTCCGCGCCGCCGGTCAGAACCGGAACCTCCCCGGCATTGGCACTGCCCTGGAATGCCCGCTTGAACCACTCCTTGAGGCGCCGCACGGTTTCATCGCTGGGATCGCCACCCTTGAATGTCACAATGCCAGACGGTTTCGCCGCATTGCGCAGCAGCATGTCATTCCAATCCGTGCCGCGATTGTGGATATCCCCGGCGATACCGCCTGCCATGAGGGGTGATTGCCCGCGCCAGTAATTCTGCGGGTTGAAGCGCTTGTAGAAGAACAGATCGGCACGGGGGTTGGTGACGCCGCGAACCGGGAATTCCGTGGTTTGTCCGCTGCGCCTGTGGATGTAGGCCGAAGGGATGCCACCACGGCCAGGCTTTACCTCAACCTCTCCTGGGTCCACCTGCCAAAGCTCTGCGGGATGGCGCTGCCCAATCGGCTGCGCAATGGCCTGCTCCCCCAGCGTCAAGAACTCAATGAACACCGCCTTGCGGAAGGCATGGCCGCCCTGCATAGGGTTCGGGCGCCGCAGCAGCTTCATCACCGGGTGATCGTCGTCAAGGTATTCCTCGTTGTCCTTGCCCTTGTTGCGCACAAGCTCAAGGCGCAGACCGGCGATGGCCTTGGCGATTTCCTCCACCGCCATGTAGATGACCGGGTTCCGCTGATAGCCCTCACGGATGTAGGAGGTTCGATCCTCCCAGCGCGCGTAGCCGTCACCTGCACCGACCAGCAGGCTTGCGCCGATTGGGTTTGCCTTTTCCTCGGCCCTGAAAATGCGTGGGAATTTCATCGCGCGCCCTGTGCTGTTTGCGGCATGTTATACCATAACACTTGCGGCGGCTAGATGGCGAAGAATGTTGGCGACGTCTTGGTGATCGGCCAGAACGCCATCACGACAGCGTCAGCCATGTTCGGGCTTCGCGTGCCGGGCGGCGACTTGTCAACAGCCAGCTTCAGCGCGCCAGTCGTCTTGCTCACAGTAGCCTGACCAAGCTCTTTTCGCAACTGTTGCAGCGCGGGCAGGGTGGACGGCAGGGAAATCAGGTCATCCGGGTTGTATGCGATGCCTTCCTTGGTCGCACGATAGGTCCGTTCAAACCGAAGCCGCAACTGCCACCATGCCTGCGCCTTGAGGTTGGCGAAGTAATCCTTGTTGATCGGGGTGTCCCGGTCATGCGGCACGATATGCGCGTCAGGGGCAAGCACGCCAGCACCGGCAGACCATGGCACAAAACTGATGGTGCGCGGCAACTCCCCGGCGGCGTCCAGGCGGTTTGCCTCTGACTTGACGCCAGCGCCCACGCCCACGCTGTCATATTGCATCGCCACAGGCCCGAGGCTTGCGCAAGCCTTCACGGCCCGGCGGGTCGTCTCCCCGGTGTCACCTTCCGCCCATGCCTCAATGCCTGTCAGCATCGGCCCCTTGCGGATCGCCAATGCATTCTTGTCGCCGCCCTCGTCTGCCACGTCCAGCGCGGCGATGACGGCGCCTGTCGGCTCAAAGCCCAGCTTGATATGGGCATCGACTGCGGCGGCTATCCATTCTGCCGGGATGATGACGCCATCGACCGAGGCAGCGTAATTGCGTTCCACCTCTTGCGCAAAGACGTGCAAAAGCCCTTCCGCCTCGGCCTTGGCCTTCCGCGCCGCATACCATGCGTCATCCTTGGCAGGATGGTCAGACCAATCCATGACGAAGACATTGGTGCGGCCCTTGATCGCTGGCCCGTTTTGCCATTCAACACCACCTTCGCGTCGGCGGTGGAAGACGTTGCCCAAGCCGTTCACGCTGGATATGTCGATCTGGACGCGAGTGTTATCGGCCAGAGCGGCCTCGATCTTTTCGGGCCGTTCGTAGTGCGCGCTTTCGTCCTTG